CTATAACTTTTACTTCCGATGAAGATAATATTGTATTCGCTTCTTTAGGAGGAGGAGATATAAATATAGACTTAGCGGTACAGGCAGGAGTGGTTGCTGGAGTTTATCCAAATGCCACTATAACAGTTAATCAGTGGGGAATTATTACCGCTATATCTTAAATTAAAATGCACATAAGAAAAATATCTGTAGGTGCTGACTATAAATCAAGTGCTATGCACTACCTTGTGGGGCAAGAAGTATTAGGAGGTAATTACGAGATACATTTGATAGATTATAACGAGGATAAAAAATCTTATCTTATCTTTATTCATAAAGAAGACGAGATAGTGAAATGGAAAGAGTTTAACTCTTGCATGCCAGTATCTATAGAATATAATATTAATTTTTAATGCAATCACCATTTTCTTTTATTGTAAAACCTTCCAAAGGGAGGCGATATAATAATACAAAAGAAGTAGGAGGAGTAGAGTTTATAATTAGCACTTCTCAGGAAGACCATAGAGCATCTAATAGGGAGGCTATAGTTATAGAGACCCCATTGCATTACAAAGGAAAGATAAAGCAAGGAGACACGCTTCTAGTTCATCATAACGTGTTCAAGTTTTACAATGACATGAAAGGTAATCAAAGGAGTGGCAAAAGCTACTTTAAAGATGACCTTTTCTTCGTAGACAACGATCAGTTTTTTCTTTATAAAAATGAAGACGGATGGAATGCGCATGATAAATATTGCTTTGTTAAACCTGCGGAGGTAGAGCACACGTTCATAGATAAGCCTATTACAGAAGAGCCTCTAATTGGTTATATGATTTATCCAAGTGAGTATTTGAAATCCGAGGGGTTAAATAAAGGAGATAAGATATCATTCAATCCAGACAGCGAATATGAGTTTACCGTAGACGATGAGAAATTATACAGAATGTACGATCATCAAATAAATTTAGTTTTATGAAAAGGAAGTACATGTATTGGGATGAGATGTGGAATGAGGAAATACCTTTGAAAAAGACAAAACGAATAAAAGATGGAGTCAAAAGAGATAAAGCAAGAGATAATAAAAGCCGCACACAAAGCAGTTAAAGAGCTTATAAAGGTTATCAAAGAGCCTATCTTAGATGGAAGCGAGGCTGATCCTAATCCTGAAAAACTTAAAAATGCTGCGGCTACTAAAAAATTAGCAGTATTTGATGCTTTTGAAATACTTAATAGGATAGAAGCTGAAGATAACGCAATAAGGATAGAGGAGAAAGGCGCAACACGCACAGATACAAACGAAGGATTTGCAGAAAGAAGAGCATCAAAGTAGATTATATACTACACTACACGATATAGTTCCTAAGACGGTTTTGGCTAAAAAAAACAAAACAAAGTCTTGGGTTTACGGCTATGATGAAAAATATGATTTTGTAGTTATATCTAAAGACGGCCAGATAGGGGATATTATATCTGTCCAAGGATTAAATATAGCCCTACCTAAACAACCAAATAGTTGCGAAAAAAGATCAGGTAAAAAGTCAGAGCAATATTGGGAAAGAAAAGATTTACCCAAAGACCTTTCTAAAATACAGTCAATATTTCAATGGAATGAGAAACCAAGAGAGTTTAAAGATAAGTGGGTAGATTACATAGAAGGTGAATTTGACCGTAGAGAATTAGGAGTATGGTTTATGAATAACGGTGAGTCTACTTATATCACTGGATCTAATTATATGTACCTCCAATGGGCTAAAATTGATATAGGGTATCCTGATTTTAGAGAGGCTAATAGGATTTTATTTTTACATTGGGAAGCGTGTAAGGCAGACAATAGATCATTTGGTATGCAGTACCTAAAGATAAGGCGTTCTGGATTTTCATATATGGAATCCTCTGAATGTGTTAACATAGGTACATTAGCAAAAGATTCTAGAATAGGAGTGTTATCTAAACAGGTTCGGATGCAAAGAAAATGTTTACCGATAAGGTAGTACCTATAGCAAACAGTCTTCCGTTCTTTTTTAAACCTATTCAAGATGGTATGGATAAGCCAAAGACTGAATTAGCATTTAGGATTCCAGCGGCTAAGATTACCAAAAAGAATATGTACGAGACAGACCTTGAGGAATTAGAAGGGCTGGACACAAGTATAGATTGGAAGAATACAGATGATAACTCATACGATGGAGAAAAGTTATTATTCTTAGCTCACGATGAATGTTATGCTCCAGAGACTAAAATATTAATGGATGATTGGAGTTTTAAAGAAATAAAAGACATTAAGATTGGAGAAAAAGTTATTATTGAAGGAGGCGTAATTAAAACAGTAATGAAAACCATTTCAGGTCAAACTGATAGGTACATAGTTAAACAGCCATACGGAAAAGATTATATTGTAACTAAAAACCACAGATTGGTATTTAATAGATATAAGTACAACGCTAGGCTGAAAAAAGGATATCATGAAGAAGTTATTATGAATCCAGAAGACTACATTAATTCTTCAGGATTTATTAAGCAGCATTTAACTAGAGTAGTGTCAAAAGGAATAGAGTCAGAAGATTGTTTTGATGGCATACCTCCATATCTTCTAGGTTTATGGTTAGGAGATGGCAGGCAAGAGTCAATGTCAATAATGGTAAATGTTCAAAGATCTCCAGAAATATTGGAGTATCTAGGAATGATAGCTAAAATGAAAAAAATAGATTTTTACATAAAAGATCAAATTGAATGTAATGAGAAGGTTGTTGAATTTAGATTTAAAAAAATAAATAAAGAGCTAAAAAAAATAGGCGTATTTAAAAATAAGCACATTCCAAAACAGTATTTAAAATCATCTATAGAAGCAAGACTTCAGGTTTTAGCTGGAATTTCTGATTCAGATGGGTTTTCAGATTTAAAAAAAGGAACAGTATCTATAGGAATGAGCCGATTAGGTCTTATAGAAGACATTAGATTACTCGCCCTATCCTGTGGATTAAGTTGTGGTAATATTGAAAATTATACATCTAACTTTAACACTCAAGTATACAGAGTAGGAATATCTGGAGATTTATCTAGAATACCTATTCTATCTAAATATAAAAGTTTCGAAAATTACACTCCTAAATCAAGGGGAAGAAGAAGTAAAGTATCGGTAGAATATTTAGATTATGGAGGGTATGTTGGGATACAGGTAAACGGAGAAAACGACAATGAAAGAAAGCTAATACTTAGCGACTTCACTGTGTCTATGAACTCTGCAAAATGGCTTAAACCCAATAACATACTAAACAACTGGAGAGTTACAAAGACGTGCTTAAGGTTAGGAGCAAAAATCATAGGCAAGTGCATGATGGGTTCAACCTCCAATGCTCTAAGTAAAGGTGGAGCGGAATATAAGGCTTTATATTATGATTCTGACGTAAGCAATAGGAGTAAGAACGGTAGGACTAAGAGTGGGTTGTATTCTTTATTCATACCTATGGAGTGGAATTTCGAGGGATATATAGATAGATTTGGTTGGCCTGTATTTAGAACACCTTTAGAGCCTTTGTTAGGTATAGATGGTGAGATGATTCGAGATGGTGCTATTGACTATTGGGAAGGTGAGGTTGATTCTTTAAAAAGTGATCCTGACGCATTAAATGAATTTTACCGTCAGTTCCCAAGAACGGAATCTCACGCATTTAGAGATGAGTCTAAGCAGTCTTTATTTAATCTTACCAAAATATATCAACAGATTGATTATAATGATACGTTAATAATAGGACAAGAGGTGACAATTGGCAACATGACTTGGTTAAATGGTGAGAAGGATACTAAGGTAGTATTTAACCCTGATGTTAGAGGAAGATTTAGGGTTAGCTGGACTCCTAAAAAGAATATGCAGAATAGGTTTCATGTAAAGAACGGAGTGAAATATCCAGCAAACGATCACCTCGGAGCTTTCGGTTGTGATAGCTACGATATATCAGGTATAGTTGGTGGAGGCGGGTCTAACGGCTCTCTTCATGGGTTAACTACTTTTCACATGGATGAAGCACCTGTGAATGAGTTTTTCTTAGAATACATAGCAAGACCTCAGACAGCGGAGATATTTTATGAAGACGTTTTAAAGGCTTGTGTTTTTTATGGAATGCCTATCTTAATAGAGAATAACAAGCCTAGATTATTATATCATTTTAAAAACAGGGGATATAGAGGGTTCTCAATTAACCGTCCAGACAAGAGATGGAATAAACTTTCTAAAACAGAAAAGGAGCTAGGAGGTATTCCTAACTCAAGCGAAGACGTAAAGCAGTCACACGCTACAGCTATTGAGTCTTATATTGAGAAGCATGTAGGTATAGATACCGATGGAAACTATAGGGATTCAATCGAAATGGGTACTATGATATTTAACAGGACACTTGAAGATTGGTCTAAATTTGATATTAGCAATAGAACTAATCACGATGCGTCTATTAGCTCAGGATTGGCTATAATGGCAACTCAAAAAGGTATGTACTTACCTGAGCAAAAACAGTCAAAAATAAAGGTTAACTTTGCAAGGTACAGTAATTCGGGCTCAAGAAGTGAAATTATTACATGAAAAAAGTAGAAATCAACATACCATACAAAGGTTTTCCAAGTCAATTTGTCTCAGACTCTGAAAAAGAAACGCTTGATTTTGGATTAAGGATAGGCCAGAGTATTCAACATCAATGGTTTATTAAAGACGGTGGTAGTTGTAGGTATTACGAGCAGCAGAGAGAATTTCACAGACGTAGGTTATATTCAAGAGGCCAGCAGTCGGTAGCTAAGTATAAGAATGAATTAGCTATTGATGGCGATTTATCTTATCTAAACTTAGATTGGACGCCTGTTCCTATCATACCTAAATTTGTAGACATTGTTGTAAATGGCTTACAGAGCAGGGAGTTCGTACCAAAAGCATTTGCGCAAGACGCGCTATCACAATCTAAGAGAAGTAAGTATCAGCAAATGATAGAGGGGCAAATGTTAGCCCGTCCTATGTTAGAGACTATTCAGAAAAAAGTGGGGGTTAATCCTTTTACAGTAGATTCTAATGAGTTACCTAACTCAGACGAAGAACTTAAATTATACATGCAGCTTAATTACAAGCCAGCAATAGAGATAGCCACAGAACAGGCTATAAGTACTTTATTTGAGTCAAATATGTATGACGACACTCGTAAGAGATTAGATAAGGATATGGTAGATTTAGGGATATCGTGTGGTAAACATGAGTTCTTAGCTGGCGATGGTGTAAGGCTGTCTTATGTTGATCCTGCAAACCTTATTTATAGTTATACTGAAGATCCTAATTTTAAAGATTGTTTCTATTGGGGTGAAGTAAAATCAGTCTCCATAGGTGAGCTTGTTAAAATTGATCCAGAATTAACGACAGATGATTTAGAGGAAATTTCCAAGTACTCTGACAGTTGGACTCGTGAATATAATCCAGATAGTAATAGCATATTCTCAAGGGAGACTACTAATTTGTTGTATTTCAATTATAAGACGACAAAGAAAGTTGTTTACAAAAGAAAAGTAAAAGATAACGGAAACGTTAGTATGATTAAGAAGGACGACACGTTCAATCCTCCTGTAGAAATGCAAGAGGATGGGAACTTTACGATGGAGTCTAAGACTATTGACGTGTGGTATGAAGGAGTAATGGTATTAGGCACTAATGTTGTGCTTCAGTGGAAACTTATGGAGAACATGGTAAGGCCACAATCAGCTGCTCAGCATGCTATTCCTAATTATATATGTACAGCACCTCGTATGTACAAGGGGTCTATTGAGTCTATGGTAAGTAGAGCTATCACATTTGCTGATCTTATACAGATCACGCACATGAAGCTACAGCAGGTAATACAAAGAGTTGTACCAGACGGTGTATATATAGATGCGGACGGAATAAATGAAGTTGATTTAGGCGGGGGCGCGGCCTACGCACCAGAAGATGCTTTACGTTTATACTTTCAAACAGGTAGTGTGGTTGGCCGTAGTTACACTCAAGACGGGGAATACAACCAAGGTAAAGTTCCAATTAAAGAATTACAATCATCTTCAGGAGCGTCAAAGACACAGATGCTTATTTCCAATTACAATCATTACCTAGATCAAATTAGAGGGGTGACGGGAGTAAATGAAGCAAGAGACGGATCAAATGCTGATCCTAACGGTTCAATTGGACTTCAGAAGATAGCCGCTTTAAATTCAAACGTAGCTACAAGACACGTTTTAGATGCTAGTCTTTATATGTATCGAACATTTGCTCAAGCTATCACATATAGAGTAGCTGATATATTAGAATACTCAGACTTTAAGGAGGAATTTATTAACCAAATAGGTAAGTATAACGTATCTATACTTGGGGATATTAAGGACTTGTACATATATGACTTTGGTATATTTATAGAGCTATCTCCAGATGAGGAGCAAAAAGCGCAATTAGAGCAAAATATACAATTAGCACTATCTAAAGGAGATATAAACCTAGAAGATGCAATTGATATTAGGGAGATAAGAAATATGAAATTAGCTAATCAATTACTAAAATTGAAAAGACTAGCTAAACAAGATCGTGAAGAAAGGATGCAGATGCAGCAACAAGCGATGCAGGCACAGCAGCAGTTAAAATCTCAAGAGTTAGCTCAGAAATCTGCTCAGATGAAAATACAAGCAGAGGCTCAGGCTAAGATTCAATATAGGCAAGCTGATGTGGCATTTGAGATAGAGAAGATGAAAGAGGAAGCTAAATTGAAGTCTCAACTGATGACTCAAGAGTTTAACTTAAATATGCAGATTAGGCAAATAGAAGGACAGCAGTTGCAGATGAGAGAAGACCAAAGAGAAGCTTCAAAATCAGATAGAATTAAAGAACAGAGTACTCAACAGTCTAAATTGATAGATCAGAGACAAAACAATCTAGCTCCTGTAAATTTTGAATCAAACGAGGACAGCTTAGATGGATTCGATTTATCAGAATTTAATCCAAGATAAATTATACAAATTAAATTAAATTATGGAATTAAAAGTAAGAGAAGTCACAACAGAAGAAAAATCAAATCAGCAAATTGAAGTTGAATTATTAGATAAGCACAATCAGCAGATCGATGATGATAAGAAAGCAACTGAAGATATAGAAGTGGATAAAATTATCCCACCAGAAGCACCAGTATTAAATGATGAAGAAGTCTTAAAATACATGAGTAATCATTACGGTAGGGAGATAAGTTCATTTGATGAGTTTAATAAACCTGCTGAAGTAAAGCAAGAATTACCAGAAGACGTATCTCAATATTTAAAATATAAGAACGAAACAGGAAGAGGAATTTCAGATTTTTACAATCTTCAAAGAGATTATACAGATGTGACAGACGACAATCTTATTAGAGAGTTTTTAAAATCTACAGAGAAAGGCTTAAAGTCAGAAGACATAGGCTTCATGATGGAGGAATATGAATATGATGAAGATGTGGACGATGATAAAGATATTAAAAGAGCTAAATTAAGAAAGAATAGAACAATTGCAAAAGCCAAAGAATACTTTGCAGAACAACAAGAACTATATAAAATCCCTATCGAGTCGAAAAGGGATCAAGGTTCAACGGAGAATGCAGAGCAGACAGCGGCTTATAACCAATATATAGCAGAAGCGAAGACGCAACAGGAGAAACAATCTCGAAATAGAGAAGTGTTCTTAAAAAGAACGGAAGATGTATTCAATGAGTTCAAAGGTTTTGAGTTCAATATTGATGACACTAAAATTCTATTTACTCCGGGAGATGCTACAGAGTTAAAGAAGGCACAGTCAGATCCAGTTAATTTCATGAAGAAATTTTTAGGAGAAGATGGTACAGTCGAAGACGCTGCGGGATATCATAAGTCATTAGCGATTGCGTCAAACCCTGAAAAGTTTGCGAAGTTTTTTTACGATCAAGGTAAGTCTTCGGCAGCAGAAGATGGTATGAAAGAGTTGAAGAATATTAATATGACAACTCGATCTACTCCTGAAACTTCAAAGACTAAAACAGGGGTTAGAGTAAAAGCACTTAATAGTGACCGAGGAAAAGGTTTAACTATAAGGGCTAGAAAATGATTATAAATTATTAAAAATTATTAAAAATGGCAGTACAAGCAGTACCCGGATATGATTTACAACCTAGCGCAACAAGACAGGCGTTAGCATCAAATTATATTACGGATTTCAATTTCCTTAACCAGTATCTACCTGATACTTATGAAAAGGAATTTGCGAGATATGGAGATAGATCTGTTTCATCATTCTTAAGAAATGTTGGAGCGGAGTTACCATGTACTTCAGATCTCATTAAGTGGTCTGAAGAAGGAAGATTACACACGAAGTACGTTGATTGTGCTTCAGGTCAAGCAGCGGCCTCAGATACAGCTACTATTACGGTATCTGATGCTGGTATCACATCAATTGCAATCAGAGTAGGTCAAACTGTTATGATTACTGATAATGGTGGTTCTGGATCAAATAAAGCGATTGTAACAGCGGTAGATTATGCAGCAGGAACATTTGCAGTAGCATACTACGAAGCAGGTGGACAGGTATTTGCAGCAGCAGATACGTTAAGTGTATTCATTTATGGTTCGGAGTTTAGAAAAGGTACTCTTGGTATGGCTGAGTCTTTAGAGGCTGAACCATTGATTTTCGAGACTTCTCCTATAATCATGAAAGACAAGTATGCAGTATCAGGTTCTGATATGGCTCAGATTGGCTGGATTGAAGTTGAGGGAGAGAACGGAATGGGGTATCTTTGGTACATGAAGTCTGCTCACGAAACAAGATTGCGTTTCGATGATTATTTAGAAACTTCTATGATTGAGGCAGTACCAGCAGAGGCAGGTTCAGGAGCAATTGCAACTACAGGTGATGTAGGAAACAAAGGTTCAGAAGGTGTATTCTATACAGTTAACAATAGAGGTAACGTATGGGGCGCAGGTAATCCATCAACACTTGTTGAATGGGATACAGTGGTATCTAGATTAGATAAGCAAGGTTCGATTGAGGAGAACGCATTATTCGTAGACAGAAACTTCGGTTTTGATATTGATGATATGTTAGCCGCTCAAAACAACTTCGGTTCTTCTGGAGCATCATTTGGTTTATTTGATAACTCTGAAGATATGGCTCTAAACTTAGGATTCAACGGATTCCGTAGAGGTTATGATTTTTACAAGAGTGATTGGAAATACCTAAATGATCCTACAATGAGAGGTGATTTTAGTGACGCTACTGACTCAGGTAAAATAAATGGATTACTAGTTCCAGCAGGAACAAAGTCTGTTTACGATCAGGTAATGGGAAAAAGTGTTGATAGACCATGTTTACACGTTCGTTATAGAGCTTCTGAGACAGAAGATAGACGTTACAAAACGTGGATTACAGGATCTGCGGGTGGAGCGACTAACTCTTCTTTAGATGCGATGGAAGTAAACTATTTGACTGAAAGAGCAATTTGCACTTTAGGAGCGAATAACTTCTTCATATTTAACGCATAATAAGCATAACATTAAGGAGTAGCTTTAGGGCTACTCCTTTTTTTTAATAAATTAAATTTAATTTTAAATGAAAAAAGCACAAGAAAAAATATTTGTTGCAAAACAATATAAACTAACAAGATCTAGAGTACCGTTATCATTTATGATATCTACGAAGAATAGTAAGAGGTCTGCATTATTGTATTATGATGAAGACAAGCAGGAACAGAGAGCACTTAGGTATGCCAGCAATCAGAAGAGTCCATTTGAAGATGAGCAAGACGGAAATGCTATGTTAGAGCCTATTATTTTCATAGATGGATTTTTAAATGTACCAGCGGAAAAGAAATCATTACAACATTTTTTATCTTTGCATCCCGGTAATGGAAAGATATTTACAGAAGTAAATGAGGCTAAATCAGCACAAGAGGAAGTAATAAAGTTAGATTTAGAAGCAGATGCGTTAATAGCTGCTAAGGAATTAACTTTAGATCAATTAGAGACGTTATGTCGAGTTTTATTCAACAAGGACACTAGTAAAGTATCTACAGACGAGCTTAAAAGAGATGTCAGGGTTTATGCTAAGAAAAACCCTAAGAACTTCTTAGACTCTATTTCTGATCCTCAATTGAAGCTACAAGGAACAATAGCTAAGATTTTCGATAATAATTTGCTAACTTATAAGAAGAACAACAAAGAAGTGTGGTTTAACACTCCTTCAAATAAGAAGAAGATGATGAATATACCTTTTGATGCAAAAAAGGAAGATGCTGTATTATCCTTTATGATTTCAGATGAAGGCTTAGAAATTTTAGAACATTTAGAAACTTTATTAGATTAAAAAAGCTATATTTGCACTATGAATTTCATTATAACTCATCAACCCTTACTGATCCGTACTACGGAAAGGGATGAGTAATGTTTGAAATTTTATAAAACATTTAAAAACCCTTTCATTAATTTGTTAGGGTTTTTTTATGATATATGGGGAGATAACGGTGGTTGTTTACTCGCCTTGGAAGCGAGAGGTCGCAGGTTCAAATCCTGCTCCCCATACCTAAAGGCACGGTCTTATATTTTTCTATAGTGTAATGGTAACACACAACCCTTTGACGGTTGTACTATTGGTTCGAGTCCAGTTGGAAAAACTCTGTTATTACGCTAAATGGTTAAGCGGTTGGACTGTGAATCCGATGATCTGAGTTCGAGCCTCAGGTAACAGCAAATACTCCACTAGCCTAATAGGCAGAGGCATCAGACTTAAACTCTGTTCAGTCTTGGTTCGAGTCCAAGGTGGAGTACAGTATGGCTCATTGATGGAATTGGTACACATAGTAGATTTAGAATCTATTTTTTGCAGGTTCGAGTCCTGCATGAGTCACTATCTAAAGGCTCCAATTCTAAAAAGTTGGGGTCTTTTTTTTTGATTATCTTTGTTCTAAAGAAATAAGAAATGATAAACTCAGTTAGGCAAACAGTAATGTCAGTGCTGAATAAAAATAATTACGGATACATTTCACCATCTGATTTTAACCTATTTGCAAAGCAAGCTCAGTTAGACTTATTTGAAAACTATTTTTATCAGTACAATTATCAGATAATAAAGGAAAATGCTAGACAATCTGGCACGGGTTACGCTGATATTACTAAATCTATAGAAGAAGTTATAGATACATTCTCTGTAACTTTGCCTTTACTTAAGTTTAATGGAAGTAAGTATTTTCTTCCGTCATTAACGACTACAAATAATGATTATTACCTTATAAATAAAGTTCTAATTAATAATGAAGTCCTTATTGGTTTAGGCACAACTACAGCCGTAGATGGTGGCGCAGGTACGTTAGTCGAAGATACAGCCGTAGATTTTGTGGCTTTAGCAATAGCTGTAGGGGATATCATCTCAACTGTAGCAGGAGGTATTACATATAACACTACGGTCACTTCAATAACAAGTGAGACTCAATTAGAAGTTGAAGCTATCTCAGGAGTAATATTATTCAGTACAATCGGACAAACTTACTCAATATATGAGCCAGAAAATGTGAAAGAAGCAGAGAAGGTTACTCATAGTAAAATCACTATGCTAAATAACTCCTTAATCACAAAACCTAACTTATCTTACCCTGCATACACTCAAGAAGATCTATTACTAGCTTCATATCCATCAACTATAACTGGCATAGGTCAAGTCATAGCTCAGTATATAAGATATCCTAAAACGCCTAAATGGACGTTTGTAGATCTTACTAGCGGTGAGCCAGCTTTTGACGCTTCGGCATTAGATTACCAAGATTTTGAATTACCAATTGACGATGAGGTAAATTTAGTAACTAAAATACTTCAACTTGCAGGTATGAGTATAAGAGAAATAGCAGCGGTACAATTTGCTCAAGCCGCAGAGCAATTAGACTCACAAGAAGAGAAATAAATATGTCATACATTAGCCAATATCAATATTACGAAAATGGAGGTAATGCTCCTACAGATGCTAATTGGGGATCGTATCAATATGTATCTCTAGAAAATATTGTCAACAATTTTATGTTGATGCACCAAGGAAACCATAGTCTTATAAATAATGAGGAGAGATATAAGATATTGTTTCATGCTAAGAGAGCAATTCAAGAGCTTAATTACGATGCGTTTAAAGAGATAAAGATATTAGAACTTAACGTCTCTGAATTATTAAGATTTATATTACCTTCTGACTACGTAAATTGGGTAAGGATATCTCAATACAGAGAAGGGGTTTTATTTCCGCTTTCTGAAAATATTCAAACAAATTGGGCTAAAGCATACCTTCAGGATAATGATAGTAATATCTTATTTGATATTGAAGGTAACGCATTAAGTCCAGAGTTTTCAAATATAGACTTTGAACGAATTAGGGGTACTAGACCATCAATATATCTAAATGAAGGTTCTCCTTACGATGGTTATGAAGGATGGAATGTAGATGGCAATTGGTATTTTGAATTAGGCATAGGAGCTAGATATGGGTTAAATACAGAGACAGCAAATTCTAACCCTACATTTAAGATAGATAAGAAAAGTGGTACGATTAACTTTAGTTCTGGAATGTCTAATGAGATATGTATTTTAGAATACGTGTCAGACGGAATGGAGAATGGTGACGATTCTTCTGTCAGTGTAAATAAGATGTTTGAGTCTTACATTTATGCTTATATGGAGTATGAATTATTAGACTCTAAATTAGGAGTACAGGAATATATTGTAAATCGAAAAAGACGAAAGAAAACATCTCTTTTAAGAAATGCTAAAATTAGAATTAGTAACATACACCCGGGAAGATTACTTCAAAACATGAGGGGTCGAGATAAGTGGATAAAATAGAATGGCTAAATTAACAAGGAATTTTACTTCAGGCAAAATGAATAAGATTGTCGATGAACGACTCGTGCCAAACGGGGAATACATTGATGCCTTAAACATCCGTATGGGTTCTACCGAATTATCTGAGATTGGTGTTATAGAGAACTCCAAAGGAAATACTAACTTAACCACTCTTCAGTATGACGGGGTATCTTTATCGTCAAACGCTAGGACTATAGGTAAGATTGAGGACGGAGCTAGAGAGACATTATACTGGATGGTACATGATCCGAGTTTCACGGGTAGCCCTAACACGGGTAAGCTTGATTTAATAGTTTCGTATAATACCACTACGAGTACTATTACTTATCACATCATAAGCATGGATGATGGAGGAGGTGTTAATACTACGCTAAACTTTAATCCTCAGTACTTAATTACGGCAATAAATATGATTGAAGATCTATTGCCTTTTAGCGATGATTATAATCCACCAAGAAAGATAAATATAAATAAGTCATACGGTTCTCCAAATACGAACAGTATAGATACATTTAATTATAATGATATTTTAGTCATTAAAAAACCACCGTCTAAAGCCCCTGATCTTAATTTAATAACTACTACAAATGAAAATAATTTCTTATTAGAAAGGTTTATTTCATTTGCTTATAGATATAAATACGATGACGATGAGTACTCAGCAACTTCTCAATGGACTGAAGTGGCATTTGATCCTAACGGATTTGACCTTTCATCGGCTAGTTATTTGAATGAAGGAATGACTAACTTTTACAACACCGCAAATATTACATTTAACACTGGAGGTGAATTAGTAAAAGGAGTTGATTTATTGTTTAAAGATCAGAATAACTCTATAATAAAAATAATAGAAAAATTAGATAAAGAAGATCAAGGATATAGTGATTTTCAGAATGTAGTATACACATTTTCTAACAGTAAGATATTCACTATTCTTCCAGAGTCAGAGATATTAAGGCTTTACGATAACGTACCTTTATTAGCTAAAGCACAAACAATTATAGGAAATAGAATTACTTATGGTAATTACCTAGAGGGGTATGATCTTATAGATTTCAATGGGAATAGTGTCAGGTTAGATTATAACGTAGAGAAAGTTTCAAATGAATTTATATCTACAGGGGTCTCGGGTGATTTATCTCTTACAAATTACAGTATACAAGGGGCTGTGACCATTAATGACTCTAGCGTTTCTTTCGATTTAGATGGTGTTGATTTAGTCGTAGGAGCTTTACTCGTTTTCGCTTTTTCATTTGAACATGATTCTTGGAGCGGGACTGCTCCCTTCCCTAGTGTTAACCCTCCTATAGAGTTCTCTTTTGCATTAACATTATCTCAGTCTTACGATAGTGTGTTTGATTTCTCAATAAGCACTGAGTTTATAAACGCTATAGGTACTTCATTACCCGGAGGCACAATACAACCTATGTCTACGTCTAACGATGGAACTACAGTGACAGATATTTACAATAGTTTATTTTTAGATACTATTGCTTCTTTTAATAAATTTGAGAGTGGGATAACAGGTATTTAAGAGGCTATATTAACAAGTGAAGACCCCGGATCTACAAGTATAGTTTTTGTATTCCCTGCGATACAATATGAGGATACGGGTCAAGTTGTAACAGAATATTTCACAATATCGTCCAGTACATTTGAATTTTCAAAATCAGGATCAGGAAGAAGTTTACATAGTAATCGGGGGTATGAAACTGGTATTGTTTACATGGATAGCTTTAACAGGTCTACTCCACCTCAAGTAAGCCAATACAATACAGCTCATTTTCCTTGTTCATTATCTGACAATATAAATAGCATTAATATTATTATCCCTACAAGTCAGGTAGCACCTGCATGGGCGACAAGGTATAAGTTTGCTATTAAGCCAGATAAAGAAGGTTACGAGACAATATATTCAAGTTTTTATTTCTCTATAGATGATTCTAACGATACGTATTTCTTATTAGAGGGGGAGAACTCTCAGAAGATAACGGAAGGACAAAGGTTAATTGTAAAGTCTGACGCTTACGGAGCGGTAAAAGGATGTGTTTACGTTACAGTTTTAAGAAAGGAAGCTATAGAAGCTAACTTTCTTGGCGTAACTAGTCCAGCAGGTGTTTACATGAGGATTAAAGCTAATAATTTTAGCACAGAAGACCAGCAAAATGCAGTATCTACCTATGGCATATTATCTGACGATGGGGCTAATGAAGGATCTCATCCTTTAGTTAGTTATCCTGTAGGTATTCCTGATCCTGACATTCCGGGTAGCTATATTGATTATGCTATACCAGCAGGGGCAGAGGTGGCTTTTTATTTTAAATCAAATAGAAATGGTCAAGGTGGTTGCGGGCAGAGAACTTATGTGGTTAACTTTACGGTGACCTCTTCTCAGGCTTATTCTAACTTAAAGGAATGGTTTGAAGGAGATAATATAATTGATGTCATAAATAACAACGGTGTATCTATAGTGTCAGCTTTAGATTGCGAATTTATTAACTCTTATGACGATGATTTACTGCTGTCTCCAGATGATTTGCCAGAAGGTGATTGTACTAACTTTTTACAATTCTATAGAAATACAACTATCAATTTACTATTTTTAGTTATAAACACTACTGAGTCTTGTTCTGGAGCTAGTTGGCAAGAAAATAAGAGAGCTAGACTAGACGTGAGTATATCTGTAAGAAGGCCGGGAGGCCAAGTTATATTTGAAAGTGAGCCTTTAGATTCAGCTCCAGATATTTGGTATGAAGGATCTCAGTCGTATGGTATTGTAAATAATGACACTACTTGTCAAATAACATTAACAGTAGATGCAGCAGAGTCAAATGCAATAGCCTTTGATTACGTAGATATAGATAATATCCCTCAGCAGATAATTGTAAACCCTAATTCTTCGTCTGTTATAATAGCTGAGTGCGGTTCTGCTGTTATAGCTCCAGAAACACCTCCTGATAACCCAGTAAATGTTAGCATTACATCTATAACACTAACTATAGGAACACATTTAGGAGATGAGTCTAATCAGATATTCGCTACAGATACTTCAGCTATATGTAACTTAAGTTTCTTTAATTGCTACACGTTTGGGAACGGTGCAGAAAGTTATAAAATAAGAGATAGTGTAATTGGAAAAGATCTTAATTTAGGTAATAGAGTCACGTCTACTGAGGCTAAAGATTACGAGCAAATAAGAAGGTTCTCAGACCTAACTTATAGCGGTAACTTTAGTGATGAGTCTAATGTAAATAGACTTAATGAGTTCAACGGAGGTTTGCTTAACTTTAAAATATTAGAAGAGTCGTTTGGCTCAATACAGATATTAGAAGGAAGAGAGAGAGATATGCTAGTCTTACAAGAAGATAAAGTATCTTACGTACAAGTTGGCAGGAATCTATTATCAGATGCCTCTGGTGTAAATTTATTAACTTCTGTTCCTGAAGTATTAGGTCAGCAAATAGCTAGGATAGAAGAGTACGGTATAAGTAATAACCCTGAGAGTTATGCCGTTTATGGTGCTCATAAGTATTTTACTGATGCTAAAAGAGGAATGGTTCTACAGCTAACTGGTTCATCTATGAAGAATGAATCTCTAACACCCGTCTCTCAAATGGGTATGAGCAGTTGGTTTAGAGAGCTATTTCAAGTACAATTTGAGACTCAAAAGCTAGGCGGGTACGACCCGTACATGCAAGAATATGTTCTTACTTCAAACTTAGAAGAGTTGCCTCAAGATATAAACTGTATAAATTGTGGAACTACACAGCAGATAACTATTGACAGGATAGGTAATTATGTAGCTTGTTTTAATTTAGGAGATTTAGTAGGGATGTCAACTATAAGTTGGACGGTAATATCAAATGAGAGTACATTTAATGTAATAGCATTATACAACGGAGTCACAGTAGAAGCTCTTGGTGAAACGTCAAGCGGGTCTCTTGTGGTTGACAAGGATACTATTAACGAAGACACTTTAACGCTTACTATAGATGCAAATTCAGATAATACGATATTAATAATTAACGTTGAATGTCCAGTAACTAAGAGTCTAACGTTAATAGAGGTTTGTGTAACAAGACAATCTGAAGCTGGAGATACTATTCATAATGAAAATAGATTTATAGACGGAACATACAACTCTCCGTTACAATCTAACTTAGTTCAATTTGCCGATAGTGATTTAGTGAATGTTGTAAGTTATTACAATGTAACTACAGGAATGCAAGGCCAAGGGAATATCCCTACTGACGGATCAGATGTAACTTTAGCTTTTAATAAATTACAAGGAGATACGGCTGTATTTAAACCAACTACATACAAATTTAAGTACTTAAGGTCTGCTACTAATTTCCCAAATACACCAGCATCAATAGGAGTTCTTTTAGATGCAGCAGCAGGAAATGTATTATCTTTAAACTCTGACGGAGCACCTAATTACTATAAAGGAACATTTACAGTTCCTACTGGTGCAGACGGAGATTATCTGTATATTATATATGATTACAGAAAAACTACAATAATTGAACTAGAATCAGGCCCTACCGAGGTAGTTGCTTGTTGCACATAACATTAATAAAAACCAATGCCAACATTTTACGTAGATGGATCAACTTTAGCTAATTCCACAGGTGTTTACACAGATGAAGCGTTGACAATTCCTGCTCCAGAGAATTTTTATTCAGACGGTATTATCGCTAGAAGCCAGCAGATAATAGGAGGTGTTCCTGTTTTAGATAGTGCCACAGTTTGCCCTAGTTGTGTGCCTGTGCCTGTAGTCAGTATAAATATACTTGATTCCAATCCAGATAGTCCTTTAAATTCTGTTAATGATAACGATATTATCGTTACAGCGTCAAAAGGCATAGGAGTATTAGATGCTACTGATGAGTTTAAATTAAGAGTTACATTGCAAGGTGGTTCTTTAATGGATTCAGGTTACTTTGCTTATAATGATAGTGCGGCAGCTATAACAGCATTGAGTACTATATTTGACACTGTAGGATTAACTAAGCCAAATGGATCTACGATCACAGACACTAATATTACATGGAGCTCAACAGGTTTTAGTATTAATGAATTATCAAAGAACTCAGGTTTAGCTACTGCTACTGGAGCATCTTATCAAAGCTCAGAAGGGCTTCCTGACCCTGCTTTAGATCCCGAAATAGATATTGAGTGTGTATTTAAAATTACAGGTGGAGATACTGATACAGCTACAGACACTTTAGAGCAAGGTAAATTCTTAGAGTATGTATTTGCTTCAGCGTCAGATAATGCTGCATTTCCAAATAAAAATGGAGCTACAGTGATAAGTAACATGTTTACTACAGCAAGTAATAGTAATGGAAACCCTACTGTAACAGTAGATAGTGCTACTGCCTCAATAGTACATAATGGAACGGGCGTGGCAGGGACTTACTGGCTTTCTGACAGTTGGAATGTACCTCTACCAGCTACCGATTTTAATATAAAAAATGTTTTTCCTTTCACCTTTCCATATAGCGGGGTAAGTGTTTCACCTGAAATCACATGGCTAACTAACTTATCAGGTTCGGATCATTCTTATTCTACTATTAGAATGAATGTAGGTGATACAGGATCTAATGCATCTAGTTATAATATAGCAACTACAGTGACTACAATTGGTAACTTAGATAATGATAAAACTAGTATCGTATTATCTATAGATGGAGTAACAATAAATACGTATCCAGATAAGATATGGGATGCTGGAGGTACGCCAGGAAGTTCATATAATGAAATTATAGATTTAATAGAATTGTACAGCATAAATGTTGTTCATGAAATCAAAATATCTTTTAATTTTGTAGAAGGAGGAACAACAACACCAAGCGAAACAAAAGCATACTTCATTATATCAAACAGATAAGAGAATGGTAGAAGCAAATCAAAGTTACACATTAACTTACAGTGCCTCAGTAGAAGGATGGCCATCTTTTTATTCCTATAATCCTGATTGGATGATAGGGATGAATAATTACTTCTATACGTTTAAAGGAGGTAATCTTTACAGGCATAATACTAACGAGACTAGAAATGAGTTTTACGGAGAATTATTTCCTACAACACTAAAGTCTGTATTTAACGATCAGCCATTAGAGAATAAGTTGTTTAAAACATTAAATATAGAAGGAACTGACTCTTGGGAAACAACATTAATAAGCGATCAACAAGACACAGGGTTCATTGAGAAAGACTGGTATCAAAAGAGAGAAGGGGCTTATTTTGCTTTCGTTAGGAATAACGGAACTTTATTAGATCCTCAACTAGCGTTAAGATCATTAAATGGTATAGGAACTAGCCTAACAAGAGTTGTAGATGGAGATTTTACAACAATTAGCTTTGTGAATACATTAACGATTGGAAATATTATAAGCATAGGGGACGTGGTATATTGGGGAACTCCTACACCACAAAGAGCAGGAGTAGTAACAGAAGTTAATCAAAATCTTCCTGCAGGGATCAATAACGTTGTTATAAATAGCAATCCAGGAGTAGCATTACCTACAGATACAGAATACATATTGTACCTTAAAAACAGCATATCTGAATCTCACGGCATATTAGGACATTACGGTATATTCGAGCTTTCAAACGATAATACATCAAAAATAGAGTTGTTTGTAGCACAGTCTGAAGTAATGAAATCCTTCCCTTAGTTTTAGTATCTTTGTTTAATATGAATACCCTTCAAGGAAATAGCTTTATCTTAGAGCATATAACTCATAACAGAGGCTTACTATGGGATAGGATTAGCCAATTTAAAGAAGAATTATTACTACAGAGCGGTGCAATAGAACACCACACAAAAGCTATGGAGGAAAATATGCCGTTAAAGCACCATATAAGAGACGGTATATACACGAGAGAGGTGTTAATGCCCAAAGGAATGGTTGTCGTTAGTTTTATACATAAAACTAACCATCCATCTTTTTTCATGAGTGGTGATATGTCTGTCATAACGGACAATGGAGAGCTTAAACGAATAAAAGCACCCATGGTAGTGCAAACAGAAATAGGAACTCAGAGAGTAGCTTATATGCACGAAGACTGTGTGTGGGTGTGTACGTACAAAACAGATGCAGAAACAGTAGAGGAAGCAGAGAAAGAAATTTATACGGAGGACTATATGGATCTTCCAGAACATATTATAAATAAACAGAAATTATTATGGCAGGATTAATAGTAGGCATATCTAGTGCTGCAATTGGCTTAGGAACTACCGCTTTATCATTTGCTCAAGCAAGTAAGCAAAATAAATTGCAAAAACAAGCCGAGAAAGATGCTGATGAAGCTATGGCAGCAGCAAGAGGTCGTTTAGAAGTGAACTTCGCTGAGAATATGTCGATAAAAAAAGAGGCTTACGATCTACAGCAGCAAACATTAATAAATGCAGGAGCGCAATTAACACAAGCGGGTATACAAAGCGAAAGAGGCTCTGCGGCTACAGCGGGTAGAGTATTTGCAGTAATGCAACAAGGATCAGAGCAAACACGGGTAGCTATGGAGGCAGATCAAATACGTATTGAAAACGCTATTATAGCAGAAGACTCTAGACTAGCTGATATGGGTATGAATTTAGATTTAGGAGAGGTAGCAGGGAATCAGCAAATAATGGCAGATGCGCAACAAGCGAAGCAATTAGCTATACAACAAGG